TGACGGATGGATTGGCGATGCACGTCACGCAGCGCGAAAGTCTGGCTCGGATCACAACCCATCTGATGAAGGTTGGGTACGTGCCATCGACATTGATGCCGATCTGCGATCCCACAAATCCGAGGCGTTTGATCTTGCTGATCAGTTACGACTATTGGCCAGATCTGATAAACGAATTTCTTACATAATCTTTCACGGTAAAATTGCAAGCTGGCGAAGAAATTACAAATGGAGAAAATACACCGGAATTAATCCTCATAAGACTCACATTCATATAAGTTTTACAAAACTCGGAGACGAAGATAGAAGCATGTTTCGAATCCCGATATTGACAGGAGAACCAATCAATGGATCAAGCAAAAGCAATAGCCGCAAGCTGGGCAAGATCTTTTCTCGCAGCCGGAATAGCAACCTATCTAGCGGTGGGTTGGGATGTAACTGCGATTGTCAATGCAGCTCTGGCCGCGAGTCTGCCAGTCATCCTGCGGTGGCTAAACCCTAACGATCCGGCATTCGGTCGGCGATGAGCGCAACAGAATGGGCGGCTTTAGTGCTTGCCATTCTCTCATCTTGTGCAATTGTTGTCGGTGGACTTCGTTACATTATTCATAAGGAAGTGCCGGCTCTATTGGAAGCGAGTAACATCGTGTCGCGCATCGATAAACTTGAATCTATGGTATTAGAATTACTAACTAATGACCGCAAGAAAACCCACAAAAGCAGAGCGCGCCGCTAAACGCCGCTCTAAAGAGCGGATGGCTGCACGCGATAAACGCGAACCGCTGCGTCCTATTGACATGTGGGCGGCTGGCGTAGTCGAGGCTTATGAAGCTCTTATCCGTGCGGGATGGGATAAAGATCAAGCCCGGTGGTACATCGAGGACACGATGAAACTTCCAGAGTGGATAGTTCCCAATCCTCAGCATGATCCTTTTGAAGATGATGATGAGGATGAATGAAACGCATTGTCGTCATCTCAGATCTGCAAGTTCCATTCCACGATGAGCGAGCGGTTCGAAATGTCGCAGCCTTCATTAGAAAATTCAAGCCTGACGATGTTCTATGCGTGGGTGATGAAATCGACTTCCAGACCATTTCACGTTGGTCTTCTGGCCGGGATGAGTGGAGCGGATCAATTGGCCGCGACCGAGATGCTGCTCAAGGGGTTCTGTTCGAGCTCGGCGTTACCCACATCGTTAGATCAAACCACACAGACCGACTCTACAAATCTTTAAGCTCTAGGCTTCCCGGGCTTATTGGCCTGCCCGAATTAGAATATGAAAACTTTATGGGCTTCAAGAATCTTGGCATTAAGTTCCACCGTAAGCCCTACGAAATTAGCCACGACTGGATAATGGTTCATGGAGATGAGCAAGCCATCAACCACAATGCCGGTTTAACAGCCCTAGGAGCCTCTAGGAGACACGGAAAGAGCGTGGTATGTGGTCACACCCATAGACTAGGGGTATCGGCCTTCTCAGAGGCATCTGGAGGCGTTTTAGGGCGTGTTCTGCGTGGCCTCGAAGTAGGTCATTTGATGGACGAGAAACAAGCCTTCTATACGAAAGGCACATTCAACTGGCAGAAGGGTTTTGGCCTGCTATATGTAGACCGTAAAGGCACTACTCCCGTGGCTGTTCCAATAGACAAGCAAGGCAGCTTTGTGGTAGAGGGCAAGCGGTACGGGTAGCCCGTTACCTAATCGTTATACGACACGCCGGTATCCCGGTTATTGACATTTAACTAAAAGGCGTACCCTTTTCATGTGTTCAAAGGTTGGACACAGGAAGGTTCAGGGCGAATGATTACAGAAGAATTATTACGCTATGGCTTATGGGCTGGTTTATTCAGCTTAGTTTTTACTACTTGGTTAATTAACTTCAAAAACAATCACTACAAAAGGGGCTTCTACGATGGTTACCAACGGGGCAAACTCGTTTCGCGCGAAAGACTTGTTGACTAGTGCGTCAGACATCATTGACGAAAGATCAAGGACGCATGGTCATTACGACCTTACAATGCTTAGAACAGCAAAGCTCTGGACTGACTTCCTTGAGCGGGAAATCGATCCAATGGACGTTGCAATCTGTATGGCATTGGTCAAGCTCGCAAGAATTATGGAAACTAGAAACGTCCACGATAATTTTCTGGATGCAGTCGCATACTTCGCAATCGCCGGAGAGCTTGCAGTCAAGGATTGGAACGATCTGGATGCTTAGTCGATCTAAGCGCGGTGACTGGTGTGATTATTGCAAGGTGAGATGGGGAACCAACACACCGAAAGGACAAACACAGGCAGTCTGGACGATAACTTCAAAACGTGGAGCGAGGCTTATTGTCAGAAACTACTGCCATCCTTGCGCTATGGAAGCTCAGACGTGGCACGATGGCACAATCTGGACTTTTAAGGAGCAACTCGAATATGCAAAAGGAGACCAATTAGATGTTCAATTTGAATGAGTATGAAGATGTGGACTCAAGAATTCATAAGTTCTATGAAACCTATCCGGACGGTGCGATTATTACAGAACAGGTGTTAAATGATGAAGAAAAGAATGTGGTTGTATTTAAGGCATTGGCTTACCGTACTTATGCAGATTCTCAGCCTTCCGCTGTTGGTTATGCTAGAGGTTCTCGCAAGGATCGGGGCGTGGATCGCGATTTTTGGTTTGAGAATTGCGAGACTTCATCGATTGGTAGGTGTCTCGCTAACCTCGGACTTAGTGCTAAAGGAAAACGAGCTTCTTCTCTTGAAATGGCTAAGGTTGAGGAGGCTAAGTCATCCGTTGCGCCAGTTCGTGTGCGTACGCGAGAACATAAGGAATTTATCGAAACACGAAACCCAGATGCCGAGATCATATGGGATACAACCATTGAACCGCCCAAGGACGATCAGTCTGCTTTTGAATATGCAGGCGAAGTTATCAAAGAAATCCTAAACGCTGAAATCATACCGACTTGCATGCACGGAAATCGTGTGCTGCGTGAAGGTACAGGCAAGAAGGGCGCTTATCGTGGTTGGGCTTGTCCACTTCCATATAAGCAAAAGGCAGACCAGTGCAAAACAATCTGGATGATTTTAGATCCTTCAGGCAAGTGGGCTTATAGGCCAGAAGATGAGGAGCTGATTACAGGATGAGAACCGGATCATGTGCTGGATGCAAGTGGATACGAGTATTAGTGACCGAATACTGCGAGATTTGTGAAGATAAATACGGGGGTGATGAATGATGCTGGTATTAGACAAGAGATTAGACGTGTGCGACAATTGTAATGAGCCAATAACCGCGGGAACGGTAAAGCCATGCGAATGTCGCACATGTCATGTGAGGTCTAACTAATGTCACAAAGCAGAAAACATCGTGGCTATGCAACGCAGCGAATCATAGCAGAGTATTTACAAGCTCAAGGCTGGAATCACGCGTTGCCAGTCGGTGCGGGTCGAGATGGATCAGACATCACCGGCATTGATGGGGTAGATATTGAAATCAAAGCCCGCACAAACTTAGACCTTCCGGCGCTTATGCGTCAATTAGCAGAGCGCAGACATGACACCGGACTAGGTGTTGGAGTGCTGCGCCTAAACGGTCAGGGTAAGAAATCCGTTGAGTCATTCGTGGCTGTTCTCACTCTGAGCGATTTAACTTACCTTCTCAAAGCTAGTGGCTACTGAACCTAATTTGATCCATAGATGTATAGGTTGCGGCCTATGGATTTATGGCAATCGTGAGAGGTGTGAACAATGCTTAAAATAGGGTCACTATGTTCTGGTTATGGTGGTTTAGATTTAGCGGTTGAAGAGTATTTCAATGCCAAAACTGTATGGATGTGCGATTTAGATAAATCAGCAAGTAAAGCAATTGAAACAAATTGGCGGTTGCTCAATTTAGGAGACTTAACCAAGGTTAATTGGTCAGACGTAGAGCCAATTGACATATTAACCGCTGGCTATCCGTGCCAGCCTTTTAGTCATGCAGGACAACGAAAGGGCTTAAATGACTCAAGACACATCTGGCCACACATCAAAGAAGTTATTGGCTTACTTAGACCAAAGTTTGTTATCTTGGAAAACGTGCGAGGACATCTCAGCCTCGGATTCAAAGAAGTTCTCAAAGACCTTGCCCAAATCGGGTATGACGCAAAATGGACAATTGTTCGAGCTAGTGACGTTGGAGCGCCACATCAAAGGGCAAGACTATTTATTGTTGCCTACCCCAACGGTGAGACATGCCAGCAACCACGACGAGTCAATCGAGCAATTCCAGAATCGGGAAGCGAGATCATCAACGGGTCAGATAGGCAAAAGCCTAGGAGTGGCTTTGAGGCTATTGGCGACACCGACTCAAAACAGTTATCGCCAGACGGGCAAGCACAGGGATTGGGGCGGCGACTTAAAGCACAACTTGACATGCAACTGCGCCCAATACCGGATCCATTGGTTGAAGGAAAACTAAACACTAAGTTTGTTGAATATATGATGGGCTTACCTGAAGGTTGGGTAACTGATTTACCACTAAGCAGAGCGCAACAGTTCAAACTGCTTGGTAATGGAGTAGTGCCTCAACAGGCTTATTATGCTTTACAGTTATTGTGTGACTTACATCACAATGATAACGACACGCCGAAGGAGCATGCGTAAATGATTAATAAACTTGACAAGCTCGCTATGCTGAATCGCCTTGCGCGCCTTAAAGGCAGCGCACCGCGGCGAGCAGCATTAGGGCGGGCTATTGTCATTTTAGCGTTGCTAATGACATATAGCGTTGCCGGTGCAGATGATGTAAATACTGCAACAAAAGAAGAAAAGCCGGCTTACGATGTTATGAATGTAAAGCTCTATTTACATAACAAAATCAAGAATTGGAATGAGTTTGAATGTGCTAACCAATTAGGAATAAGGGAATCTAATTGGAGAGTAGATGCAATCAATAAAGAGTCTGGTGCGTACGGTATATTCCAGCACATGAGTACTCATGCACACAAGTGGGATGCATATACTCAAATGAATAAACACATTGAATATATAAATGCAAGATATGATGGCAGCTGGTGTAAAGCATTGACTCACTTAATGGAGAATGGATGGCACTAAAGCCATATAGGTCTACATCTCATTGGAAGAAGATAAGGCTGCAAGTATTAAGACGTGATGCCTACACATGCACATACTGTGGTGATGTGGCTAATGAAGTGGATCATATAATTGCAAAAGTAAAAGGCGGTGAGGATGTGTTAGATAACCTCACAGCTGCATGTCGTAGTTGCAATAATAAGAAGCGTGACAAGGATGAGGC